ATCCGTAACGGGACCGTGAACCGTTCCCGTTGACAGGATGGCCGAACAGATGGCGTGGTTGATCGAGCGGCTGCCGCAATAGGAATTGACGGCGGCTGCCGTGCTTGCGTTGGGGTTGTTTGAGGCGGAGCAGGAGTGTGCCGCCATGACCTTCCCTAGAAGGGCCGCCGATTTGTCGTCAATGTTTCTGGCAAATGGGAAAAGCTGTTCAATTTGCATCAGAACCATTGTGCACCACCGCCGCCACTGAGTCCATAACCAACCATTCGGATCGTGGCCACGGCGTCCCCTAGGTAGTGCATGGTCTGCTCCTGCAAGGTTTGAACGGCTTTGCCCTCAAAGACGGATGCGTCTTGAAGCAGGTCGCATTCCTCCTTCCGGATGGCCTGAACCATCAGCTTGATGGCCGGTTCACACGGCGGAATCACGTAGTCGTTGGCGGTGGAAACATTCACGTACCGCAGTTTCGCCATTACGGTGACCGGATTGTCGGTGTCCGAATCGCTGTTGCAACGACCAGTCAGAAACGACCTCCGATACTGAGGAAGGGTTTCGTCCGGCTGGTACACGGCAAGGTCCAACTCGGTCAAATCCGTCGCGTTGTACTCGTAAAGCCGCGTCACCGTGTTCGTTGCCTCGCGGATGACTCCGGTAATGGATGTGAACTTGTTGGTAGATTGGACGTACGTGAGGGCCAACGTAAGTTTCTCTCCATCAATCCACGTTGAACCGTCCAAGGTTCGGACCCATTGGCCGTTGGCGTCGTACCCTTGGACAATCAATGTCTTACCAGCATCCGAAGCGTGTCCCGGATAGGCACGAACATAGGAGTTCGTACCAGCAGACATATCGCGATATGTGCAGACGGTTCCGCGATCAATGAGTTGATCGCCGATGCACGTATCAGAGGATATGAGTCCGTAGCCAGCCTCTTGGAATTCGTACCATTGGTTCCGCACCTGGCCGGGGCCCCCGCAGCAGGTTGCAACGCTCTCGATTGTCTCGATCTGGCGAGGCCAAGTGATGCACCCATCGGTCGGGTAGATCGTGAACCTGCCATACGTTCCTGCAAACAGGCCCTTGTGAAGAAGACGCCGACAAGCCTCGTTGATGTAGTCGTACACACGCGAATCGGTCTCGCAGTAGCCGAGAACGCGGGCAACGGATGGTGCGACTTCTGAAACAATGAGTTTCATTTCGTGTAATAACGCCGGGCGGTTCGCTTGATGAAATAGACACCGTAGAACGGAGGCAGGTTGTTGTGCCCCTGCGTGTCATTTGAGTCGCTGTCGCTCACATCGGCTGTGGTCGTGGAACACTCGCCGGTTGTGATGTTGGGGCCCGGACCACCGCCACCAGTGCCTTCAGCGCCGGTAATGGCAAACGTGGGGTAGGATCCAAGATTGTTCCACGTTTTCCCGACAAAGTAGAAATCGTCGTTGTTGGTGGCGATGCGTTGAGCAAACCCGTGAGTGTGCTCGTTGAAGGGGGTTTCCCCGATCACCAGCGTGTGCTTGTCTTCGCCGGAAACCGAAGTCGTGGTGACGCTGGTGGCAACATTGACCGTTCCGCTTGCGGCGAACGCGCCCGCACCAACAGGGAATTTGGCCGCGAATGCGGTATCCACCTCCCACATGGCCCCGGTGTAATCGGTCGGTGTGGTCGATGTTCCGTCTCCGCCGTCGTAAGAAAGCAAATCGGTGGTGTTCCCGACATAGATGCGACGCTCACCAGATGTGATTGAAACCGGATTCAACCGGGCCCAGTAACCGCCTTGGAAATTCCACCAAAAGCCGTCGTTGTCGAGCCACGGGAAGATCTGGTTGGCGACTGTTGGTGCCGACGATCCGGTGTTGAAGAAGCTGTTCCCGATGTTGGAATTGAACGTCGCCACCGTGTTTTGGATGATGGCGTTGACAAGCTCCTGGTACGATGCCGGGCAGTAGCCTGTCGGCAACGTGGGCGGCGTGAGCGTGATGAGGTTTGAAAGAGGCATGGCTTATTCAGATGAATAGGTGAACGGACTAAGATCGCACGAAGTAACTGCAACACATTCCCCTTGGGACGGCAGGCATTCACCGACAACCGGCTCCGTGACATCGTAAGCGTGAACCCGCACCGACCGAACACGGCAATAGCCCGTAATCGAAACGCGCACCTGTGTCTCGTACATGTTCCTGAAGTTCACTCCCAAGGATTGGTTGCACGAATCGGATGGCGTTGGAAGACGCATCTTTGTGCGGTATTGCGGTTGCGCGAGTGTCGGAACCGGGCACGCCAGCGTCAGCCCGCATGATTGGTCATTGGTACAAATGTTCCAACTGGTCCAATCAATCCACGACGGATACTGGTCGGGGCGATACCAGACTTCGTAATCGACGCTTCCGACAATGTTGTCCACGAAGAGGTCGCCGGAATCGAGCCGCTTCAATCCGAACGAGGAGTTGTAATTGTACGATTTCGACTCAAAAAACCATTCGATGGGGTTGGCCCCTTCGGAATTGGTATCGTTGATGTCGGACTTACTGATTTCCCAAATCTCGATTCCTCCGGTCGCATTGCGGGACAGGATGAACGCTCGTTCTCCAAATGCATTTTCGCACTTGAGAAGTTGCAGGACGTTTAACCCGGTCCAGATGCCCGCCCATGCTGGCGGCGACTTTTGGCGCATTCCAGTCACGGGATCGAATTCCAGCACGGCAATGGCGCGATGCAGAACCCCGGTATTGCCCCAGTTGATGCCCGAAACGCTGTTCCAGAAGGGCTGACAGGTCATCAGCAATCGGTTTTGGAACACGATGGCGGAGGACGCCCACAAAAGATCGGTTTGGTCGGACGCGAGCGGACGAATGACTTCGCTCGAAATGGGCGTGTTCCCCCATGTGCCGAAGTCCCGGCGGGCAATGATGAAAGAGCGTATGCCGTCAACAGCACGATAGAAAACGTCGCCATTGACAGTGACAGCAGATCGAGAACCCAGAGCGCCATTGGAGACTTGGCTGATCGCCTGAATGGGGTAATTGACAGCCTTCCACACCTCACGATCAACCGGGGCGTTGATGCTGAAGATGTACTTGGGCGTCATCACCAGCAGCGGGCCCTGCCCCAAGGCGGTGTCAAGGTTCCCTGGAACGGCCATCGCCGTGATGCCGCCAGAATCGGACGGAACCGCAAAATCACCACCCTCGTTCAAGAAGGTGTTTTCGGTCTCTTTCAGGACGCTTTCGCGGGTTCCATCTCCATAGACAAGGTCTGTTGCCCGGAAGCTGAATCCGTTGGGCAAGGCATACCAGATGCGCCCGTTGACGTAGGCCATCTGTTTCCCCGTCTTGATCTCGTCATCCTTCGCCCGCCGCAGTTTCGCCCCGTCGAAGATCAGCGGCTTGCTGAATCCGTTCTGGATGATCAAGAACTTTTCCGCCTGAACCATCCATGCCTGCACCCAGTAACTTGGGTTTAGCAGCTCCGCGTCTTCCGATATGAGCGTCATCGTCTTCTGGAGCACGTCGTACAGCCATGTGTTCCCGCCGACGTGGAGCACGATGAAAAGCCTGCCGTCGTCTGAGATGTACGAATGGGCACATTGAAGGTTTCCAGCTGGGAGTGGTCCGTCAAAAAGTCCGCTGGTATTTCCGTAGGTGTAGTCCTGATAAACGAATCCGGGACGCGGCGACACGTAGCCACCCTCGAAAGAGCAGTTGACGGCAAAGGATACGTTGTTGGCTTGGATCAGTGAAGGGCTGCGCCCGGAATCGACGCCGCCATCAAACCCCAACGATCCATCGGAATAGCGTTTGGAAGCCTTTTCGCTCATGCATCAGGAGGTCCGAAAGACAGAGAACTGACTGCCTTGGTCGATGTAGATGTCCTGCGCCGTGTTGGTGACTGTTACCTCGTAATAATCAGTCAAACCAACCGCAGTGTCGAACCACTCCATGCACATAGAATGGAATCCGGTAGAACCCACGCTGGCCGGGAAAGAGGTGTAAACCGGGGTTCCATTCTTTTGGATGCGAAACGTGACAGTGGCCGTTCCGGCAGTGGACTTGATGTTCAGGCAGCTAGATATGCGGTATTGACCGCTTGTCTGCGCCGTGTACCGCCCGTTTGCTGAAGTGAATCCGGCTGCGGTGTCGATTCCAGAGTATCCAGCCGCTGGATACGTGGTTGCATTGAAAGGATTGCTAGTGGTTCCAGTTAACGAAAACGGAGCTGTCAGGCTTCCGGATGAACCTGAAACCTGCCTGGTGAATGTGGCTGTCGGCGTGGTTGCCGCTGGTGCCGCGATGGTGATTGAACCGGCCCCGTTGGTAATGGTGATTCCAGACCCAGCCGTGATGGTTGTGACAACGTATCCAGATCCATTTCCGATAGGAATTGCTCCGTTTGCCGGAACCGTGGTGACCCCGGTTCCACCTTTTGCTATCGGCAGGGTTCCAGAGATGTCGCCAACCGGAATTACCGAAACCGTCGAAACAGCACCAGCACCGCCCGATCCGGCAGTCTTCACGTATCCAGCCGAAAACGAACTGAGGGCGATTTCAGCCGAAAGCCCAGCATCTGGA